GAGTACGACGAGTTCGACGACCTCGATGGCATCGTGGAGTTTCTGTAATGAACAAAATCACGATCGACAGCGGCGTTGAGTTTCTGCGTGCTGCCGACGGCGAGTCTGCCGCCGGCCCGAAGAAGTTCCGCATCGTGGCCTACACCGGCGCTCCCATCCGCCAGGGCTGGAGCCGCGAGCCTGTCATCATCGACATGGCCGGGATGCAACTGCCGGCGACGGTACCGGTAGTGCTGGGGCACGACTACTCGCTCGGGTCGATCCTCGGACAGGGCACCCCGAAGCTCGAGGGCGGGCAGCTCATCGTCGAGGGCGAGATCCTCGCCCGGAACGGCAACGCCGACCAGGTCGCTGCCCTGGCGGAGGCCGGCTACCAGTTCCAGGCGAGCGTCGGCGCCGATGTGCGACGGCATCAGAAGTTTGATGCGGACGTCGCCACCACCGTTAACGGGGCCGCCCACGTCGGGCCGCTTCGAGTCGTCAAAGCCTCCAGTCTGCGGGAGGTTTCGTTTGTAACTCTTGGCGCTGATTCGCAGACCAGCGTCGCCATCGCGGCGGAAGCCGACGAGGAGCACCCCATGGCGGATAACGCCACCAAGACGCCCGCAGAGGAGCCGATTGTGGCTGCCGCTGTGGAAGCCCCGGCGAGTGTCGCCGTGGAAGCCACCAATACGGTCGATCACACCAAGCTGATCGCCGACCTCACCCAGAAGGTGTCCAACATGGAAAAGCTCCTTGCGACCCGCGACGAGCGGCCCACTGCTCCTGCGGTTCACGTCGTGGCCAACGTGGCTCCGACGGCGGAGGTGATCGAAGCGTCGTTCGCTCTGCAGGGCGGCCTGCCCGGCGTCGAGAGCCAGTACGACGCGAAGGTGCTTGAGGCGGCCCACAAGGCGCGTCGCGAGCTGTCGCTCGGTGAAGTGATCGTGCAGGCTGCCGTGGCCAATGGCTACGACGGCCCGCGTCGGCTCAATGCCTCCACGCTCCGGCCGATTCTGGCTGCGGCGTGGGCGACTCACTCCATCAGCGGCATCCTGAGCAACACCGCCAACAAGTTCCTCCTCGCCGGGTTCAACGGCGTCGAGAGCGCGTGGCGGTCGATCTCGTCTGTCCGTTCGGTCAACGACTTCAAGACGCTGACGAGCTACCGGCTCAACGGTGGTTTCAAGTTCGACAAGGTCGCCAACGGTGGCGAGCTCAAGAACGCGGCGGCCAGTGAGGAGTCGCGGACGATCAGTGCCGAGACCTACGGGATCATGACCTCCGTCACCCGTACGGACCTCATCAACGACGACCTCGGCGCTCTGACCGCTGTTCCGCAGCGGATCGGCCGTGGTGGTGCGCTGAAGCTGAACGACGTGTTTTGGGCCGACTTCGTGGACGATGCGTCGTTCTTCACGAACGGTCGTGGCAACCTGTCGGCTGGCTCGCTGGCACTGTCGCTGGCGAACCTGAAGGCGCTGGCCACGAAGTTCCGCAAGCTCAAAGATCCCGACGGCAACCCCGTCGCGGTGGAGCCCCGGATTCTGCTTGTGCCGGTCGACCTCGAGCTGTCTGCGGCCGAGATTATGGGGAGCACTCTCATCCAGAGCGGTGCGACCGGTGGCCAGCCTGATCGGAACGTCTTGGCCGGTCGGTATCAGGTGGTCGCCTCGACCTACCTGACCAACACGACCGACTACTACCTCCTCGCGTCGCCGGCCGACATGCCGGTGATGGAGGTGGCTTTCCTCAACGGCGTGCAAAGCCCGATCGTGGAGACGGCGGAAGCCGACTTCAACACGCTCGGCGTGCAGATGCGTGGCTACTTCGACTTTGGCGTGGCCAAGGCCGAATACCTCGCCGGCGTGAAGTGCGACTCCGCGACGTGATCTAACCCCGGCGGGCTGGAGCCAAGCCAGCCCGCCGGGATATTCAACACCAAGCAATAGAAACGAGGTGATCCAGATGGCTTCTTATGTTCAGGACGGTGACATCCTCAACCACACGCCCGGCTCCGCCGTGGCGGCTGGCGAGGTGGTCGTGATCGGCTCGCTCGTGGCGGTTGCCCCGCGCCCCATCGCGGCCAACGCGCTCGGCTCGCTGGCGATTGAAGGTGTGTGGGCGATGCCGTGTGCCACCGGTGCGACTGGTGCACAGGGCTCGGCGATCAACTGGTATGCGACCTCCGGCGTGGCTCATGCCTCGACGGGTGTTGCCGCCGGCAAGCTCGCTAAGGCTCGGCTGGTTGACGACACCGAAGTGCATGTCGTGCTCAACAAGTAGTCGGTCCACCTGCAAGCCCTGGGCGGCGGCGTTTCACCCTTTCCGCCCCGCCCAGGGTCTTGTGGATTCAAGGAGTTCTCTCCGTGGCCGACATGCTGCGCACAGGTGCCGCCTGGCTGACAGACCAGCTCCGAGAGTCGGCAGCGGTGCCATGCACCTACGTACGTGGCAACACGTCCACCCAGATCACGGCCTGCATCGGCAGGTCGATGTTTGAAGCGGCGACGCAGTCAGGCGTCGTCGAGCAGTGGGAAAGCCGCGACTACATCGTGAAGGTCGGCACGCTGCCCTACAGCGAGCCTGAGCGCGGCGACAAAATTGTCGAAACCTACGGAGACGTTTCTACGACCTATTCGGTGTCGTCTCCTCGCGGCGTGCCTCTGTGGCACTACGCAGATGCGTTTCGCACGTCCGTGAAGATCCACACGGTGGCGGAGTCGGAGAGCGCTGTGATTCCTGGCACGCTGCTGGCACGGGCGGTTGGAACATTTGCCGGCACGACGATTACGGACGGGCAGGTGATTGCCTCGCTGGCGGTTGACCAGTCCACTGGCCGGGCGTTGTCTCGCACGCTGGCACCGGCCTCGGCGTACGTCTACGTGGTCCTGCCGACGTCTTTCGGAGCGCCAACGCTCAAGGTGAACGGCATCGTCTCGACGGCCTGGGAGACAACGCAGCGGTCCATCACGTTCACGGGCCAGGCGGCACGCTCCTACACGCTCTACCGCTCGACCTACGCGGTTACAGGCACGCTCAACCTTGAGGTGGCGTGATGGCAGAGATAAAGGGCCAGAACGTCATCGCCCCAGTGGTGCCGTTCTCGACGAGCGATGCGTACCCGTCTCACTTGGCGCAGTACGGAAAAGGCGGCTTGCGGAGCGTTGCCACGCTCGAGGAGCGCGACGCCATCCCAGCCCTGCGTCGAGAGGCTGGGATGCTCGTCTACGTGGCGAGCGTAGACGGCTACTACCAGTTGGAATCTGACCTGACCTCCTGGTCGTCGTTTGCCATTCAGGGGCCAACTGGGCCGGCGGGTGTGGCGGGGGCCGCTGGCCAGGCTGGTGTAACTGGCAGCACGGGTGCGGCGGGTGTGGCTGGTGCGCCAGGAAGCACCGGGCCTACGGGAAGCGTTGGTCCGGCGGGACCGCAAGGAACTGCTGGAACAGCTGGCGAGCAGGGGGTAACAGGGCCGCAAGGAGATGTCGGGCCTACCGGACCGCAGGGCTTGGCTGGGGCCGCAGGCGTTGCCGGAGAGCGAGGAGAGACAGGCCCTGCCGGCCAATCAATCGTCGGGCCTACCGGCGCCGCAGGCGATTCGATCGTCGGCCCCACCGGCGAGGCGGGCCAATCCATTGTAGGTCCTACTGGCGAGCGTGGAGCAACCGGCGAGCGCGGCGACACGGGACCAGCCGGCCAATCTATCACGGGTCCAACGGGCCAGGCCGGGCAGTCGATCGTCGGCGCCACTGGTCCATCGGGCAGCGTCGGCGATACAGGCGCGCAGGGTAATACTGGCCCTGCTGGCGCCGCCTCAACAGTTACAGGCCCCACGGGTGCGGCGTCGACTGTGCCAGGCCCGACGGGCAGTACCGGCCCTAGCGTGACGGGGCCGCAGGGCGCTGCCGGCAGCATGGAGTTTTACGTCACAGGCCCGACAGCTCCGGCGTCTGGTGGCACAGGCTCGCTATGGTTTGACGATTCGTCTGGCAGGCTCTTCTTCCGCACGTCCGGCTTGTGGGTTGAAGTTGCTCCACGGCAGCCGTTGACGCTTGCCTGGATGGATCTGGGGTAGCGAACATGCCGCTGACATTCCCAACGAGCCCGGCTCAATACCAGGTCGCCTACACGGGCGGGCGTGCCTACCAATGGACTGGCCAGGCGTGGATTGTGTTTGGCGGTGACGCATCTCGGCTCGTGCAGATTCTCGTCGTCGGCGGCGGCGGCGGCGGCAATAGCCGGTCTGGTTCTGTTCCAGCCGGCGGTGGCGGTGGAGGGGGTGTTGTAAGTGAGACGCTTGGCGTGGCGTTGCAAACCATGTACTCGGTGACGATTGGCGCGGGTGGTGCGATAGGACAGGTGGGTTCGTTTTCACTATTTAGTAACATTGCCGCGATGGGCGGCGGCGGCGGGCAGCAGGGTACCACCGCAGGCATTCAGCACGGCGCGTCAGGCGGTGGGGGGTCCGGCTCAAGCGCTTCACGCGGCGCGACCCTTGTATCTTCGCAAGGGAATCCCGGCGGACTGCCAAGTGCAAACACTGCGGCGGGTGGTGGCGGCGGTGGCGGGGCGCAGGGTGGAGACGGCGTGTCTGGCACCGCTTCCGGCAGCGGAGGAATTGGCCGTCTTTCATCAATAACCGGAGTTGCAGCTTACTACGGTGGCGGTGGCGGTGGCGGCTGCTTCTCTACTGGCGCGAGCCCAAACGCAATCGGTGGCACAGGTGGACTAGGAGGCGGAGGAAACGGCAACGCCGGAGTGCCCACGGCGTCTGCTGTTGCCGGCGGTGCCAATACGGGCGGCGGTGGTGGTGGTGGTGGCGGAACAAGTGCAGCGGGGGCGGCGGGCGGCAGCGGCGTGATCGTCCTGCGCTACTCGTCTCTCCTGACGCTCACTGCCTCGGCTGGTGTGACAGCGTCCACGACCACCAGCGGCAGCGACAAAGTCACGACCATTACCGCCGGCACAGGTACAGTCACTTGGAACTAACCATGGCGCACTACGCATTTTTGAACGCCGACAACGTCGTGGTCGAGGTGATCGTCGGCCGCGACGAAGGGGAGGACGGCGTCGATTGGGAGCAGCACTACGCAGAGGTGCGAGGGATGCCGTGCAAACGCACTTCATACAACACCCGCGACGGCGTGCATCTCAATGGCGGCGTGCCATATCGAGGAACATACGCCGGGATTGGATACCGGTACGACCCAGTCGCAGACGTGTTTGTACCTCCAGATCCCCAACCCGAAACTTGACGCTTCCAGCACAATCCAAGCCACAGGAGCAGACTCATGGCCAATCCCAATATCGTGAACGCGACGGCAATTTACGCCGGTTCGACTGGCATCCGCCTTCTGCCGACTGGCACGACGGCAATCATCAGCAACGCCTCGAGCAGCGGAAAAATCTTCTTCGTCGAGGCTCTCGTCG